CGAGCCGCAGGATGGCGGCAGCCCGCCATCCTGCGGCTCGGGGCGCGTCATGCCGCTGTAGAGCGACGCACCGCCACCCATCGCCATGCCGGCCAGCGTGCCCATTACGGCCGCGTCTTCGACGCCCTCGGACCAATCCTTGCCCAGGGCGAGGTTCTGAATGATCTGCTCGGAGATCGACTGCGGCAGTTCCTCGAGGAAGCCCTCGGAGATTGCGCCTTCGACCACTTGGCGCGGGATGCTCTTGGCCGGCAGCGCAGCGATCTCGCTGGCGACCTGCTGCGGGTTCGCGCCGCGGGCGAGCATGGTGTCGACGTCGCCCAGGCCAAAGCGCTGCGCTACGCGCCCGCCCAGGTAGCCGAAGAGAGTACCGGCGAGGCCAGTTGCCACGGCGGCGCCAGATTGGCCGGCGGTGAGTAGCCCGTCATCGGTTTCCTGCCGGATGGCTTCGGCCTGCGCGCCGGCCATCATCGTGCCTTCGCCGATCGCACCGGCCGCGGCAGCTGCCCTGCCTGCGGCTTGCGCTTGTTGCGCGGCAGTTGCCCCGCGCTCTGCCGCAATGGCGCCAGCCTGCCCCAATCGCGTGCCGGCCAGCAGCCCGCGTGCCGCGACGCCGCCGGCCAGCATCGGCGCTGCCGACTCGACAACGGTGTTCGCAATCAGGGACGGGTTCTGAATGGCAACGGCGGTCTTGTCCAGGATGCCGTCAGCCTCCTGGAACTGGCGCTGCTGGTCCTTGTAGGCGTCGGTGTTGAACTCGCCCAGGAACTCCTTGGCCTGCTTCGGCCGGAAACCGATGGCGCCGCCCTCGTTCTCGAGGAACTTGCCAACACGGCCGCCGGTCGGGATGTCCGCGAGGCCGACAAGCGTCTCAGGAACGGCGATCGCCGACTTGACTGCGGAGAGGCCAAGGTCGCGCGCGTGGCCGAGAAACCCCTTGTCCTGCGGGGGCGCCGTCTCCATCAGCGAATCGACTTCACTCGCCGGCTTCGCTGCGGGCGCGGCGGGTTTCTGGCCGCTGGTCTTGGGGGATTCGTAGCTGTCCAGAAACTTGTCAACTTCGCTCATGCGGCCTCAATCCTTACTTGTACCCAAGGGCGCGGATCTGCGCGGCCCGTTCTTCGCGCGACAGCGCCGTATTCTGCATGATCTTCTGCACCGCCGGGTTCTCGGCGATCGGCGGCAGCGCCTGCGCGCCCGGTTGCTGATCCACGAACTGCCCGGATTGGTTGTTGAACACGCGCGCCGGGCGAGTCACGGCCATGTTGGTCGTCGGGTCGATCTCCTGGCCGCCCGACACCACGGTGAAGCGGTTCGGCGCTTCCTTGCCGCTCAGTGCGCGGAGTTGTTCGGCCGCGGCTGCGCGCTCCTCCGGCGTCTTGGCGCTCTCGTAGGCGGCGTAGAGCTTTTCCGCGCGCTCCATGCCGCGAGCCTCGAATCCTTTGAGCACCGATTCCGTGTCGGCGCGGCGACGGTCAATCTCGTCGCGCGACAACGCACGGCTGTTCGCGCCTGCCTCTTGCATCGCTGCGCGCTCGGTAGCGGCCTGCTGGTTTGCCGCCTCGGTTGCGGCGCGCTGTTCGCCTTCCTGAAGCCCGGCAAGGGTGCGTAGCTGGTTCGCGGTGAGCTGCCCGCTCTGCGCGCCTCGATACGGCGTACTGGCAGCGCGAACCAGCGCCTCGCGCTCTCGGCGTGCCGCGTCGCTATTGCCGATCATACCTACCGCAGGACTTTGCTGCTGGGGAGGCTGGAACCCAGCGGGCTGCGGAGCTTGCTGCGTCGCTGCCGGCGCCTTGAGGGCAGGCACGGTATTGACCGTTCCGCCCTGCATGCCCGAGATCGCCTCGCCGGTCGGCAGGTTTGTGAAGAGCGGGCTCTTGAGCCCCGGGGCGTTGTCGATGCGGTTGATCCCCTCGGCAGACGTGGGGCGCATGCTCATACCGGGGGCCGGGCCTTGCCCGGGGTCGGGCGTGAAGCCGTAATCCGTGCGCCCCTTCGTGGAGGGTAGCTCCGTGGCGCCGACAGCAGCCGGCGGAGTCGGCACAGCGGCAGGCGTCGCCGCAATGGGCGAAGGCGTTCCGGTGTTGCCGTAGTCGGCCAGGCGCGCTTGATCGCTTGAGCGAGCGAAGAATCCGCCTACGGCGCTTGCTGCATCTTTCACCGGGTCGCCGCGGTTCAGGTAATTGAGCGCCCCGCCGACATCCGCATTCGCCTTGCCGTACATGCCCTCGCCGCTCATGCGTTCGGCCCTGCGCTCGTTGCCCAGCGCGACAGCGCCCATCTGCGGGCTTGGGCCTGCCCCGGCCAGGCGCTTGCGCTCTTCTTCGGCCGGCGATCCGCCGTCGGCAAAGTAGAGCCCGTCATTTTGCGGCTTGAAGCCCGCGGGCGCGGGCGTGTGCGTGGCGTCGCGCATCTGGTTGAGCGCCTGGACGCCGACGGCGTGGACCTGCTCGGGCGGCATCTGGTACTCGCCATTGCTCACGTTGACCGGCACCGGCTGGCCGAGCTCGCCCAACGCCTTCTGGCCGATCTGCTGCGTCGAGTCCGCGGGCATGATGTAGCTGCCCTTCGGAATGTCGGTCTTGATGCTGTCCGATGTGCCGTTGCCCGGACCCTCGATCTTCTTGCCTTGCGGCGCCTTTTCCTGGGGCTTGGCGCCCGGCTTGAATCCGTACATGGTGGCCCTCGATGAAAAACGGCTCGAACTGGACGGATGTTCCGGTTCGAGCCGCGAGCGGGCCAGCCCTACAGGGGGCGTCAGTAGTTGTAGTTGTGGTTGGTCGAGGTGCTCTCGCTCTTCGAGTTGGTATCGGTCGCGTTGCCGCTCGCGCTGATACTCGCAGAAACGTGTGCCGCCGACATCGCGCCCGCCGCGAGCTGGGCGGTGTACTGGCCAATCGCCTTTGCCGCCTCCACGGCAATGCCTGCCTTCTGGATCGCGTTGGTGGAATCGACCTGATACTTTGCGACCAATGCCTGTCCGTAAGCAATCTGCGTGCGCGAGCTCATGTCTGCAATGCGCGACGTCGCCTCGGCAATCGCCGCATCGGCGCTCGCTTGGGCCCGGGTAGCCTCGGACTGCGCCTGGATCGCGGCGAGCTGCTTCGAGATATTCACCATCGCGAAGTCGGCCTTCGCTTTGTACGCCCCGACTTGCGCCTCGGCGACCTGTGCCTGCGCCTTGATTGCCTCAATGCTGATTTGCGACTGCTTGACCCGAACATCGGCCTGCGCGGCAATGGCTTGCACCTGAGCGGCGTAGGCGCGCGCCTGCGCCTCGAAGGTGTTTGCCTGAGCGGAAACGCCTTGGGCTTGTGCCGCGTAGGCGTCGAACTTCGCCTTCTCTGCCCCAATTTGCTCCCCGTAGGCGGCAACCTCGGCGCGGTATGCGTCGAACTGCCCCTTGATGACCTCGGTCTTTGCGGTCTCGCCCTGGACCATCGCCTTGTAGACCTCGACGTGCGCCATCACGGCATCGACCTTGCTCTTGAAAACCTCGACGCGTTGTTGGTTGAGCTGACCTACGGCAACTTGCGCATCCACCGCGGTCTTGTACGCCTGCAGTTCGCCAAGTGCGTGCTCCAGCTTGATCCGGTAGGCGTCGGCGTAGGTGGCGAATGCCTGATTCTTGGCGTTGAACAGCCCAACCTGCGCATTGAACACGCTGATCTCGCTCTCAACCTGAAAGCGAGCCGCCTCGAATAGCCGCTGCACCATGTTGACGAACAGGTTCTGCGTGAGCTGCTCGAGTGCGATGCCCTGCTGGACGGCAAATCGCAGGTTCTCGATCTCCCATGTCGCCGCCTGCACCATGATGTCGCGGTTCAACTCTGCCGATTTGAGTCGGCCCTGCTCGCGAATTACGGCGGCCTGCTTGGCAAGCATGCCCGGAGGCATCGAGAATCCCCGCGCCGCCCAGGTGTCGGTGGCCGACTGGATCTCGCGCTCGGTCTCGGCGCGCTCACGCTCTCGGGTGCGCGCGAAAAGCGCCTCTTCGACCACAGGCGGAATGCCGGTTCCGCCCTGAAGCATCGTCCGCACTTGGGCGGCAAGGTCGTCGAGCACCTCGGAAGCGTATTCCGGCTCGCGCCAGTTGATGAAGACCGAAGGGGTTGTAACCGAGTCGGGGTCCGGGGGAGTGCCGTCAAAGGTCGGCAGCGCACGAAAGGCGAAGGTCGGCAGCGCGATCTTGTCGAGCGACTCCAACTCCGGCATGGCAATGGCAGGAGCGCTCGGGATCGCAATGGCAATATCCACCGCCGGGCTTTGCGGCGGCGAAATACTCGCCATCGTCGGAGGCGCTGGCGAGCTGAGCGACGGAACGGTCGGCATCGACGGGATTGAAGGAAGGCCGCCATCAGAAGGGATCGACGCGCTCGGGAGCGTGATGTTCGGCTCGCCAATTTCCACTCCTGGCAGAGGGGTTGGCGCAGAAAGCGAGCTGAACGTGGGCGCGGCCAGCGTCGGAGCGGTAATCGTTGGCCCGCTGGGGGTATTCAGGCTTGCGGCTGCCGCGCCGATGCCTGCAAGCGCCGCTGAAAGCTGGCCTCCATAGCTCTCCGCCATCGCGTTGAGTGACGCGATCTGTGAGGACACGCCTCCAATCGCCTGCTGCATGATGCTGCCTTCGGTGTACATCACATCCTCCGCTGTGTCGGCATCGCCTCGATGCGCAAGTTGTTGAACAGGGCGCGCTCGCCGGCCATGCGAAGTTCGAACGCAAAGCGCGCCCCGCGCAGCCCACGGCCGAATACGGCGCGGCCCGCGGTCATTTCCGGTCCTGGGCGCATCTGGAGCGGGTAGTCGTACTGCTCGATCGTGCCGCGCTGCGTCGTCGTCACCGCAACCTCCGCAGTGCCATCGAGCTCGCCATGAGCGTAGAGCGCGATCGGGTGCGCGAGTACGCCGCGCCCGATGTCGAGCTTCCCGGTCGTAATGATGGCCTCGATCTCTCCTGCGCCGCCGTCGAGCGCAAATACGCCTGCCTCGGTCACGCCATAGGCGACGCCATCGATCACGGTGAGTTGCTCGAATGCAAAGGGCGCATACCGGGTCATCGCCCAGCCATCGACGCCTGCGGTCCATGCCTGCCCGATGCCCACCTCGCCCACCATGAGCGCATCGGCCAGCGCGAGGTCCGCAACTAGATCCGCGGCGTGCAGGCGGTCGACCACCAGACTTGCACCACGGGCGCCGTCGATCGCCAGAGCGGACGCGGCGTCTCGGCTGTCCTCCACTGAGTCCGCGATCATCGCCGCGTCGGATGTCAGGCTGCGTCCCGCCAGCCGGTCCTGCGCGTGATCGCCAGCCGTTGCTGTTTCCGCGGCGCTCTCGCGCACGCGATATACCGCGTCGTCAGAGATCCGCGCAGCATCTTCAGCGCGCACGCGGCTCGTGCGCGCATCCTCGACGGCCCCGGACGCGCGCGCACTGTCTTCCAGCGTCGCGCCGATCGCATGCGAGATGTGTTCGACAGCCTGCGCTGCGTCCTCGTGCAGCAGCAAGCGAACTTCGCTCAGGCCGTCAGTCATTCTCGCGCCGTCGGCGACAAGTACCGCAGCGTGCAGCCGGTCCGGCGCCGCATCAGCAACTTGCGCGGCATCCTGGACCAAGAAGATCCGCCGATCGGCTGCCTCGTCCGCCGCGGTCGCAGCGTCGACGTGCGTCACTCCGATCGCGACCAACAGCACGGCGGCGATCCTGGCGGCGCTCTCGGTGATGGCGCTCAGGCCCAGCCACGTCGAATCGCTCGCTACGGCAAGGTCGGTGGAGTCGTCCCGGTAGTTACTCATTGATGATCCCTATGAAGTAGTGAACCGTCTTGTGGTCGACAAGGCCCGTGTGCCCGTATCGCGTGCGGCCGCTGCCATTGCCGCCTGTGTCGGAAATGTTCGCGTAGGAGGTGTGCCCGGCGAACACCTTCGTGCCGTCCTGGTAGAACACGTTGCCCAAAAACACCTCCGGCGATAGAGAAAAATGAAAATCGCCCGGGTCTTTTGTGGAAAGCAGTGCGGGGTTTTGCAGAATGCTGACCTGATTCTTGTATTTCTTTTCGGGCTCCGTAATCTGCTCCGGGATGACGTATTCGTGATATTGCGGCTTCGGCTCGGGGTTCGTAAGCAGTGCTCTAGCCCCGTTTAGTCCCTCATACATGAGCCACGTGAAATCCGCTGGGAGACCTGAAATCCAATCGCCCTCGTCCGCCCAATCCGAGCACTCGGTCGGGTTGTAGTTATGTCGTTCCACCCACAGCCTGTTGGGGGGGATTTCTGTCCCAGGCTGCGGGGTATCCATCCAGCTCGTGTCCATGTCGAACGCCGCCCAATGCCAAGACGAGTCGTAGGTCCAGGCGTCGTATATGTTGGGATCATGGATTGACCGCCGCTCGGCCTTCTCGCTCTCGCGCATTTCGTTGATGAAGTCCCTCACGCCATAGACGATGGCGTCGCGCATGAAAAACGGGGTGTAGCAATAGACGGACTTTCCATTCCCAAGGTAATGCTTGACGTTGGTCACGCGGCCGTAATAGCGGCTCCTGTAGATCGTTGCATCCCGCCCGAAATAGGCGTGGAACGACAGGGTTGGGTAGGACGGATAGCCCAAATCCTCACCCTTGATCGTGGTGAGCGTGTAGCTCTCCGCCGATTCTTCGCGATCATCAAAGTCGGTCGTGTAGAGCTCCCCGATGATCCTTGCGGGCGCCGAATACCGCTTCTCCGTCCATCCGCCGACGGTCATGCAGTCCTCGAAATCGGACTCCACTTCCTTTTCAAGCTCTTTCGGCTCGTAGAAATACTTGACCACCTTCAGGTCGTCGCCGATGTAGTAGCCATAGACCACCGTGTCGCAGCGCGGGTACTCCTCGGGGATCTCGAAGTCGTACAGCCCTTCGATGGAGTGCGAAATGCAGCCTTGGAAAGCGGCCTCGGGCAACTTGAGCCCGCCAATCCTGGTCGGGTAGATCCAGCCCTTCGTGACGCGAGAGCATGAGCCCGAGTGCTCTGCAATGGGATCGAGCTTCAGATTGTCCCAATAGTCCACGTCGGCACCGCCGTCGTTCGTCGCAGCCCGGCCGAAGATCATGCTTGGCGCCACGCGGTAGAGCTTGTACTTGATGGCCCGGTCGCGATCGCGATTTCCCGATGTTTCTCTCAGCAGCGCCGCGATGTATCGATCGACCTCTGCTTGCTTGGTCTTGTCCGGATGTTCCAGGCTCTGCGCGGAAACCCACCCGCGGCGCGGCGCGGCGCCAAGCCTGAGCCGGATCTTGAATCCGGCGCAGTGAGGAACCTTGTCGCCCGGGTTGAAGCCTGTCGCGGTGTTGAATCCCTCCGTGCCGTCGGAGTTGAACGACCATCCGCACAGCGTCGTCATCGGATCGAGGTCGGAGAAGCCGCCGTCGTCGCACACTTTGACGATGGCTCCGGCGCGCTCCCAGGCCGAAGCGTCCGACTCAAGCGCCGGGAATCCCTCTCCGGACGGTAGGCCGCCAAAGCGGTCGAGCGCCCACAGGATCTCGGTATCGCCCACTTCCTCCATGTACTCCCGGAAGGCTTCAGTCGTCGTCGCCGGAACAATGGGTAGCGGCATGGCGTAGACGCCGCGAGCATCCACCCGGGTGAGCCACGGCGCGCCGCTGCTGTCGAAGGTGACGCCGTTTGTTTCGTAGGGTCGAAAGTTGAACCGGAGCCGGCCATCCTTGGGTGGCAGGCCGAGGTAGCCTGGCAGGCGCGCTCGGTCTCGCTGCAGTTCCAGCTTGATGCGCCGCGCTACGACGTCGGGCAGGACCATCGTTGCCCGCTCGACCGGATCTTCTGGCAGCTTGTCGAAGTCGTGCCGGCCGTAGCCGACCGCGATCTGCACGACCTCGGCCATCGCGCCAGACCACCAGCCAGGGCGGATGTACGCCGCCTGCGTGGCCAGGTACTCAATTTGCTTTTCGGCGAAGTCGTTGAACTGCTCGGGCAGCCGGCAGTTGAAGCGCATCAGCGCCGGAGGAATCTTCTTCGGCGTCGGGTTCGCCTGGGTGTTCAGCTCCTCATCCTCGTAACGCATCAGACGACGCCGCGCCATATTGGTCAGACGGATCTTCATCGGCACATCAGAAGGCGCGAGCCACGGCGGCCCGATCGTCCCGGAGAACAACATCGGGATGAAGCCATGCGTGACTCCATGCCCTTCATCAGGTTGCGGCTTCTGGTGCTGGTAGATCAGCAGGCGCAGCACGCCGCCAGCGTCCACCGCAACTGCGGTGGCGCCACTCGGAAGCGTGCGAGCCATCTTCAGCGAATCGAGTCCGCCGAGCCCCTTATGGTTCGTGAGTCGACGAACCAGCAACTCGGCAGCCGCGGCATCCTCTGCGCCAAGCTCGCCCTCACCATAGAAAAACCTGCCGTGGGGGCGCGGCTGGTGCATGGCTGCTTATACCGTGAGGCTCAGGCGATAGCCCACCTCGTAGGTGTCACCGCTCTGGAAAACGCGGGCCGCGGCGTACTTGGTCGCCGACACGAGCACGCCGGTCGTGCCGCCGCGCGTGCTGTTGGTCAGCATCGCCGCGCCGGTCACGTTCAATTGCGAACTGGTGGCGATCGTGACGGTGGCGACACTCGCCATGTTGTCGATCGACCCGGTGGACGTGTTTGTCGGCGTCCAGGCCGGGCGAGTGGCGTTTGTGTAGCCTTCGGTCAGGCTTACGATCTCGCTGGCCGCCGCGGCAAAGCTCGCAGCGGTCCAGTTCGCCGCCGGGGCTGCTGCGCCGGAGAAGAGCGCGAGGAAGTAGCCCGCGGGCTTCGCGGTCGAGCCCATTGCCACGTTCAGGATGTGCGCGAGCCCTTCGGTCGGGATCAGGTTCTTGGTGCGCTGCCACTCGCCGCCGTTGATGCGGTCGAAGTATTCGCCGGCCGCCAGCACGCCCTGGCGCGGGAAGTAGACGCCCTCGTCGGTGAGATCGTACTGCTCGCGATCAAGCGCGAGCGCGAGTTCGTTGCGGAGGTTGCTCATAGGATGCTCCTTCGGTCCTATGCCGCACTCCTGCGCAGCGGATGGGGATTCAGCTTGATACGGCGGTGATGATACGTCGGCCAGCCAGCACGGACGAGCCGTAGAGGGAGGTGATCCCCTTCAAGGTTCCAGCCTGGAGCTCCAACATCGTGCCGCTGGCCGTGCCCAGCACATAGCCGTTCTCGGCCAGCCACACCGCAACTTCACGCCCGCCCTCGGCCGCCGCGCCGACGGCTTCGGCCGGCAATCGGATCGAGGAGCGTGGGACTGGCGCGCGCGACGCCAGCCGGCGCACCGAGAACCCTTCAGGCGTGGCGCCCTCGAGGAACGCCACATGATCGACTTGCCCGATCCAGATCCCGCCCTCCACCGGCTCGATGAAAGTGATCCGCTGCGGCATCTGCAGGAAGCCGTGACGCTCGTCATGCAGGTGGTAGCCCATCGCCTCGGACCAGCGCAGCACGTTGAGCCGGACGGTCAGCAGCCGGCCGCGCCAGTAGCGCAAGAACGCCCCGGCCGGCATTGGCGACAGGTGGCGGAACTGCGCCGGCCGCCCCAGCTCGGGCAGCAGTGGCACGTCCACCGGATCCGCGTTGGCCGGGTAGTCGCCAGCACGCGCGAGCTCGCCGCCGTCCTGGCGGGTCAGGTATAGGCGCACGCCGGTAACGCTCGGATCCATGCACAGCGGGAACGCCACGCGCAGCAGCCCGCCCTCCCCCCCCCCTACGAAGGGC